TTTTGAATCTTGCCGACGGGAAGAAAATCACCCTCAGGTAACTTGACATCCTCATTGGTACAATGTTCGTGTACGACACTGTCAAAGTCGAGCTCCACCTGAGCATCAAGATCAAGCTCCTTCAATGCCTTCATAATCTGCACGCGATTAATAGGCGTTGACACACCCAAACCAACAGATCCCGCGACATGAATTCCAAGAATCTTTTCTGAAATTGAAGGAGAAACAGCCATAAGGACTGAACCACAATCGCCACGAGTCGTCTCAAGATCAGTATATTCATAACGATCTCGAATCTTGAAAGCATTTCCCTTGTCATCCTGATATTGGCGAGCATTGTAGTCAATTCCCTTGACACTACCATACTTCATTATGACTCCATTGTCATTCAGAGTCACTAAGCAACCCTTAGTCTCTATAAATGAGGAAAGAGTCTGCGAAGTAGATAATGACGACAACAGCTTCACATGGTCATGGAGAGTCTTTGGGAACTGAATTAACATCTGATCCTTGTACTCTCCTTTGGCGTCTGCAACTTGAACATACCTAAGCTCAGACGTTTCAAAAACATGACCTTGCTTCTTGGCAGGATTGTAAATCCTAACACGAGTCGCTTCCTCCAAATAAGGACGCAAATGCCCAGCTGTGAGACCAACTCTTCCAACGATCATAAGTATATTCATGCGAGAAGAATACTTGCCATTACGCTCTAGCTCAATTCGATAGAAGTTATTAATCAACTTCTTTGCAACTCCCATCGAGTTTGGATCTACAGCAAGCTCGGCTCCAACCTCAACTTTGGTTTTCTCACGGCCAGCTGTTCGAGGGTCACCAGAGCTCTCCAACTCCGTCTTCGCAACTTGCTTAACAGCAGTACGGGGGTCACCAGAAGATTCCAATTCTGATACAACGTCCAACAAAGAAATGTGATCCTTTTGCGGTTCACCTTCAATCTTCACGTTCTTAGACGCAACAGTTTTTGGATCTCCTGAAGACTCCAATTCTGGTTCCATCAAGCAACTCACGCACTTTTGCGGAAATTTTTCCGACTCCGTCTTCGTTTTTATACGATGCGTATGAAGGAAATATTGTCCACAATCAGTACACAAGTGCGCATGTTCAACCCTCTCTCCAATCTTCAAGCCTTTATGCTCATGATCTAGGGGAGCAGGGCGGTTGGAGAAAAATCGGTTCTTGGCATACCCAAACAACGCTACAGACGCGCGAACGACGGCGAAAACCAAGGCAACCTCAGCAGCAAAAACTGCAAAATCCTTCAACCATGGGTTGCTATTCCATGCCTCTTGAGCTTTCTCTTTAAAGCTCGTCCACAATGATGACGTTCCTTCAGAAAGCGAATAAAGATATTTGTATACCTTTGAGCTAACCTGAGGCGTATCAACGTAAAAGAACTTGTCCAGCATGGGCAAGCGATTTTCCCAGGCCACTGGAAACAACTCATCAGCTTGATGTGCATGCCATTCATTCTCGATAAGAACCTGGATGTAGTTTTCCACTCCATCGATGTAGACGTCACCCTCAAATTCAGTAATAAAATTTCTAAACCAGCGCATGTCTTCATCATCCAAAGTGTCGGCCTGTCTCAAAGCTGTCGAGATGTCCTCCGAAAAGATATCCCAATCCCAAACATGCATTGAAACAAGCATCTCTCGCACTTCATCGAGTGTCAGAGAGTGAAGAATTTCTTCAGGATCTCTCATCTCAACCTGTGAATTAGGCAACCGTGCCAATCGAGCCTCGACTTCTCCTATTTGAGCTTCAACAGGATTTCGACCTAACAAAAAGTCTTGAAAAGCCCTATCGTCAGCAAAACGATTTTGCATCTTTCGCAAAACAATAGCTTGGAACTCATCATAATTCATCCATTGGCTCAAAGCAGTACCATCTAGTGGGTCAGTCAGTCGAATTCGATAGACCTGCGTAGAAAACTTCTGACCCGTCAACCTCAAAACAGCTGCCTTGTCAATCCGTGGATTTCCATTGGCATCATAAACGCGGAAGTGTGGGTGCACAGTAACTTCTGCACAAACATCGAACCTCCTGCGAAAAGCATCTGGATGAGTCAGTGATCCTGGACGAAACCTAGAAGGATCAGTGTTTGAAGTACAAAGCACAACTTTAGAAGTAAAATTGGTTTTGTTCTTGTCCTCCAGATGTGCCATGTTCAACGGATATGGCGCAATGTTGCCAGTTCGAATCATCTCAATGAACTCATCGTTGGGATTTGCTGGTGAATCAGCTACTTGCCCAAAGTCATCATAAACAACAATGGGATGAGATCGATAACCATTCCAAAACTTCTGCTCTACACGACGCACGTAAACATATTTCAGAAAATCCGCGTCGTAACCACCCTCACTCAAGAGAATGTCTTGACACAAAGGCCAAACTAGAGCAGACTTCCCAACGCCAGTTGTGCCATAGATATACAGCAAAACTGGCTCAGGACGAGGTCCTTCTCTAAATGCTCCAGATCCTTGCGCTTTTTCATAGCAGGAGCTAATAAAACGAAAGTGCTCATTAAATGCAGAAACAAGCTTGGCTTCTAGTTTATACTCCTGTACTCGAGCTTTCAAACGAAGACCCTCGTTGTAGAGAACTTCAACTCTTGAACAAAGCTCGCGATCTTTAGCAACGTCATCCGTAAACTCAAGTCGCGCAAGTTCCTGCACTCTTTGGTACCAGACCTGGGTGCCACTAATCAGACGGTCAATATCCTCAATTGAAGATGGCATTCCTGTCTTCCACTCGTGTATTTTGCCTACAACGTACTTGACAATTCGTTCAAGTGCGTCCCAAGCAAACGTAAGTCCTCTTGCTAGCGTTCCCATTTTCGAAGCTCCGGCAATTAATTCTCCCATCTGAGAACCACTTGGAATCTTCTTCAGGGCCAACGTTCCCAGCAACAAACCTAGGATGCTAACGACACTTTCGCCTCCAACCTGAGCTTCAAGCTCATTATTGGCATAACCAAACAGAGAGCGAATCTTATCTATCAGCAATGGTCCAAGTGAAGCGGCAAGAGATGCAGTCAATCCAAAGGAACACAAAGCATCCAAAAT